ATCAGCTTGTTCAAAGGGGCTAAATAAAATGGCTGCTAAACCAGGCTTGTACGCAAACATCAACGCTAAGCGTAAACGCATTGCTGAAGGATCTGGCGAAAAAATGCGTAAGCCCGGCTCTAAAGGCGCGCCTACGGCAAAAGCCTTTCGTGAGTCTGCAAAGACCGCTAAAAAAGGTAAAAAATAATGGCCGTTTCCGGTAAATCAGTAGGAAGGTCAATTATTACAAGTGCATTACTTGGGCCGCCTGATCCTGTCTCGATTGGCAAGTCCGTAATAACCAGCATTGGTATGGACAAACTTTTTGGCGGTGGAGGCGGGAGAAGAAGCAGAATTGATCGTGCTCCTGAAGTCAAAGAAGCCAGGCAGTTAAAACGAGCCAGTATTAAAGAAGCCAAACCAATGGGAGCAGAGGCCGTAAAAACAGCACGTCAAGAAGGACGTGCAAGTATGCAAGCTGCAAGAGATGTAGCTCGTGAGCGGATTCAACAAGAAAAAGCTGACAAACGCGCAGGTAAAGTTGCAGGAACTACACTTTTTAAAAACGGAGGTTCTGTCATGAAAGAAAAGATGAAAATGGTGGTCAAAGGCGGCAAAAAAGTTCCAGCATTTGCCGCTGATGGCGTTGGAAAAATGAAAAAAGGTGGAATGGCTGATAAAGCAGGCCGTGCCTTAGGACGTAAAACAGCGGATGCAAAAGGCCGCGCAATGAAGAAGGGGAAGTAATCATGGCTGGACGTGGAATGGGTTGTGCAACTCGTGGTGGTGGTGCTGTTGAATCAGGCCCCAAAAATAAAATGATTTCTGAGACCAGCAAAAAAACCGGTCCCGTGATGATGGCCAAAGGCGGAGCTGTAAATCAGCACAAGCGCATGGCCATGGGCATGATGGGCGGTGGCATGGTCAAGGGATATCGCAAGGGCGGGAGCGCTTGTAAGTAATGGCAACATCAGGAACGACCAACTTTAACCTCTCAATCGATGAACTGATTGCAGAGGCATTTGAGCGTTGTGGCATGCAGATGACCTATGGGCATCAGCTTGGCAGTGCTCGTCGGTCGTTAAACCTGATGTTTTTAGACTGGGCAAACCGCGGACTAAACCTCTGGACAATTGAAGAGGCCACATACCCGCTGACAAACGGAACCAACGAGATTACGCTTGACTCGGACACGGTAAACGTACTGTCAGCAGTCATTCGTGATGCCTCTCAAAGTCCATCAACGGATATCACAATTGATCGTATTAGCCGGGAAGAGTACTTAAATATCCCGGATAAAACGACCACAGCCCGCCCGGCACAGTACTACGTGCAGCGGGCAAACACTTTTAAGGTGTTTTTGTATCCGGCAGCTCAGTTTAATTACTACACGTTTGTTTACTACAGGATCCGTCGTATTGAGGATGCCGGCGGCTACACAAACACGCCTGACGTAAACTTTCGTTTCTTGCCTTGTCTGGCTTCTGGCCTGGCGTACTACTTGTCGCTCAAGTACGCGCCTGAGCGCACGGCAGCTCTCAAACAGATTTATGAAGAGGACTTTACCCGTGCAGCCCTGGAAGACAGAGACACAGCAAGTGTTTCTTTCATCCCGGATGTAGGGGCATGAGATGGCCTATGCAACCGGTAAGTTCTCTTTCGGGCTTTGCGACTACTGCGGACAACGTTATCCATATAACATCCTTCGCAAGAACTGGCGCGGATTCAAAGTCTGCCCGGAAGACTACGAGCCAAAAGAACCTCAACTTGAGCCACTCAAGTACAGAGGGGACGCGATCGCTCTTTTGGAGCCGCGCCCTGACAGAATTGAACCAGTGGTCGTGTTTCTGGGCACTCCTGCCGATTCTGCTTTTCAAAGCATTGGCAGTGCCTACGCTACGATCAACAGGACTAATATGCAGCCCTATCCGATCCAATACCCCGTCCAAGGGGTTGGATCGGTCGGTAATGTAACCATTGTGATAGCGAACGGGCCATGACCTACGACGAACTGGTTACCAACATACGTAATTACACCGAGGTGGACTCTAATGTGTTCACTAGTTCGGTAATTAATACGTTTATTACGATGGCGGAGAATAGGATTCTTCGTGACATTGATTTAGATGTATTTAAAAAAGAAGTTACCGGAACTATGACCAGTGGGAACAAGTTCCTTACAGCTCCTACTGACATCTTAACTCATCGTTACATGATCCTGACACCAGCAAATGGAGATCAAATCTTTTTGCAATTCCGTGACACGTCTTTCATGAAGGAATATTGGGCAGATGGGGCCGATACCGGCACCCCAAAGTACTATTCGGTATGGGATCAAAATACTTTTTATGTGGCTCCTACCCCAAATACTAATTTTTCAGTAGAACTAGGGTATATCTATCGTCCTGCCCAGCTTTCGTCTGGAAATCCGACAACTTGGGTAAGCAATAATGCTCCTGAGGCGTTACTTTATGCTTGCTTAATTCAAGCCTACAGCTATACAAAAGGTCCGTTGGAGATGCTCCAGTACTTTGAAAACAGCTATAAACAGTCTATTCAAGGCCTGGGTGTTGAACAGCAAGGACGTCGTCGCCGTGATGAGTTCCGCGATGGTATGGCAAGAGTTCCTATTAAATCGGAGAGCCCTGGACCATGATGAGTGCAACCGGAGGTGCGTTACTAGGCGAAATCAAGGCCATGAGAGTTTCAGGCCGTGGGTTTACGCCGGAAGAGTTGGCCGAAAACGCCCTCGATCGGATTATTTCTATCAGTTCTACTGCTGATCCGGTAATTCGTCAGCAGGCGGAAGCTTTTCGACAACATATTCGTTCTGTATTGGTTAGTTATGGCAATCAATGCGTCAAATCTAACCATACTACGATTGCAAACCGCCTTCGCGATGCGGGGCATTCTGAATTAACTCAACTTTTGGAGAAATAAAATGGCAGGATTTACAACCGCTATGCCGACCAGCTTTAAGGTAGAGATCCTGAAGGCTGTTCATAACTTTTCAAACCCCGGTGGCAATACATTTAAGATTGCCCTTGGCAAAGCTACGGCTTCGATCACCGGCACCTATGGCGCTGCCACGACAAACTACTCAAACCTGACTGGTAACTCGGATGAGCTGCCCAACGGTAACGGCTACACCACAGGTGGAAACACGCTGACATCGGTGACACCGGTCGCTGATGGTACGGTTGCTGTCTGTGACTTTGACAACACAACCTGGTCTTCAGCTACCTTCACAACTTCTGGCGCGATTATTTATAACAGTTCGTCATCAAACCAGGCTTGTGCTGTCCTGAGTTTTGGTGGTGATCAGCAGGTTTCTTCGGGCGACTTCCAAATTCAGTTCCCGGCTGCTGCGGCTGCTACAGCGATCATTCGTATCGCCTAAGGAGCAAGCATGGCTCTTATTCTTGCCGATAGAGTCAAAGAAACCACGACTACCGCTGGAACCGGTACGGTCACTCTTGCAGGAGCCGTGGCCGGTTTTCAGTCGTTTTCGGTGATTGGCAATGGAAATACAACGTACTACACGATTGTTGACAGCGTCAATAACACCTGGGAAGTTGGGTTAGGCACATACACGTCGTCAGGGACTACGCTATCGCGGGACGTGGTATTGGCGTCGAGCAACTCTGGGAGCCTGGTTACTTTTGCATCAGTATCTAAAGATGTCTTTGTAACTTACCCGGCAGAAACGGCGGTAATCAGCGGGGCAAATCGTGCAATCAACTTAAATACGACCACGATTTCAGAGAACTACAGCCTGCCTTCTGGGCAAAATGGCTTTTCTATAGGCCCAATTACTGTTAATTCTGGCGTATCAGTCACCGTGCCTTCAGGTCAAAAATGGGTTGTCGCTTAAGGAATAGCCATGAGTTCAATATCAGCAGGTACTACATCCGGTACTGCGCTAGTAAATAGCGGAGACACGACTGGCAGTTTAGTACTCAAGACAAACGGCACAACGACAGCGCTTACGCTGGACACAAGCCAAAACGCCACATTTGCTGGGAACGTTACTGTTACCGGATCGGTAAGTGCCGGAAGTGGCATTCCAACGTTCAATACCCCGCTTACCGTAGTAGGAAACTCATCCGCTGGATCAGAGATTCGCCTGCCGGAAGATACCGACAACGGTAGTAACTACGTTGCGGTAAAAGCCCCAAACAGCCTTGCAGGAAACGTTACATGTACGCTTCCCTCTTCTGACGGCACTCTTGGGTATTTAAATCTACCGGCAGTAGGAACAAAAACAGGAAGCTACACGCTGGCTACTGGGGATGTTGGTAAATACGTACAGGTAAGTTCTGGCGGGTCAATCACTATTCCAGACGCTACGTTTGCCGAAGGTGACGCAATCACAATCTTTAATAACACTTCTGGCAACATAACAATCACCTGTTCAATAACCACAGCCTACATTGCTGGCACTGACACGGACAAGTCTACGATGACTTTGGCCACTCGTGGTGTTGCCACAATACTGTTTATTAGCTCCACCACCTGCGTTGTATCAGGAAACGTGTCGTGACCGGAATAATGCAAATGTTTGTCGGGTCAAAACCAGCAGCGGCGGGTGGCCCGTCTACCGTGGAATATTTGGTTGTTGCTGGTGGCGGCGGTGGAGCTGGCGACGACGGTGGGGGCGGCGGTGCAGGGGGTCTTCGGTATGGGAGTAGCTTTGCTGTTTCAGCTGGGGCTACTTACACGGTAACAGTTGGTAGTGGGGGCACTCGCGGCACATACGACAATGCAACTGCCGGTGGAAATTCCGAGTTTGGCTCTATTTCAGCAACAGGGGGTGGCGCAGGACACCGAGGAGGGACCGCACCAAGTCGATCAAACGGTGGATCCGGTGGCGGCGGCGGATACAACTCCGGATCTGGGGGCTCGGGCAATGCTGGTGGATACAGTCCACAAGAGGGGTACAACGGCGGCAATGCCGGCAGCTACACCAATGGCGGGGGAGGCGGCGGAGCAACAGCTGTGGGTCAAGCTGGTCAGGGTGGAACGGATGCTGGAGTGGGGGGTGCAGGTAGAGAATGGCCATCTGGAAGCGGCACTTATTACGGCGGTGGAGGTGGTGGCGGAAGTCGTGACGCTGGTGGCGCTGGCGGTATTGGTGGTGGTGGTAATGGCGGAACAAACTCGCGCGTCCCAGGAACTGCTGGAACTGCAAATACCGGTGGCGGGGGCGGGGGGCAGGGAGACGTTCAAGTAAGCCCACCGTATGGTTACAACGGGGGTTCTGGAGTGGTCATTATTCGTTATGTCGATAGTTTTGCAGCGGCCACATCCACAACCGGGTCTCCAACCATAACGGTGTCTGGTGGCTACAGAACATATAAGTGGACGGGAAGCGGTTCAATCACATTTTAAGGTAATGATATGAGCATGACTATTGACGGCACCTCTGGTGTCACCTTTCCAGATACAACAACTCAGGCGTCCGCAGGACTCACGGCGTCAGGGTCAGCCACACTCACAAATAAGACAATCGCTTTTGCAGATAACACTTTGACTGGGGTAGCAAGTACAAGTACTAGTCAGACATTGACGGACAAAACCTTGACTAATCCGTCAATTAATAATTACACAGAAGGTGTTGTGGCTATCGGTACAGTAACGTCCTCCCACACATTTAGTCTCACAAACGGCACCTTACAAACAGCAACTTTGACGGCTTCAACGGCTTGTACTTTTACAATGCCTACAGCCACGGCTGGCAAGTCTTTTATTGTGTTGTTAAAGCAGGCAGCTTCAACAGGTAACGGCACGGCTACGTTTACTAACGTTAAATGGTCTGGTGGTACAGCTCCAACAATAACGGCTACAGCAGGAAAGATGGATATTTTGAGTTTTGTCTCAGATGGGACAAATTGGTACGGTAACGCAGTTCAAAACTATACCCCATAATATGTTTGCAGCTAGAAACGGATTTCAAGTAGGTGGAGCTGCTGGAGCGCCGCTCTGGAACGATTCGGCCACCAATCGGGCGGCTGTGCTATACGTGGGTCTTGGCGATAATCGTTATCAAATGAAAAACGCCGCCGCTAACGTGCAGTCTAATACAGATACTGGTGGCGGAGCTTTGAGCAATCCAACAGGATTTCAAAGCGTAAGCACTTCCCCCACACCAAAATGGTCAGCATATGGCTACTCTTATGCGCAAACTAATTCCTCAGCTATTCTAATTACTAGTGTTTCTACCATACCTACAGACTGGTCTTGGGTGCGTATGTGGGTTAACCCACGATCCGGTGGGTCTCACTTTATGGGCAACGGGGACTGTACTACTCGATTTTTGCTAGATGGTAGTACAGGCGGGTCTTTGTCTTTAAGTGGAGATACTTTAGTTTTACCTAGTGGTTGGACGTACATTGCATACCAGCGGTCTACTGGGAATATGTACGGAAATGGGTCATTACTAGGTTCTAGTTTTGGTAGAAGTAACGGATCTAACCTATACTGTAATTGGTATTTTGGGTGGTCTAATACCAACACACTGGCCTGGAGTTACAACGATTACATTATTTATGGAAGTGGGGCAGTTTTTGATCCAACTATTGTTCCCACTCAACCATATTATATTGGTGGATTAACCAGCTAACGAGGTTAAACATGGCATCAACTATTAACTCAACATCGACCGGAGCTGGCGGATTAATTAGTTCCGGGGACGATTCTGGGCAACTTGAGATTCAAACTAATGGAACCACAGCTATTACGATTGATTCCAGTCAAAACGTAGCGGTTACCGGTAATTTAACTTTTAGTAATGGCAAAGCCCCTGTAACAACCGGTAAGGCCATTGCAATGGCAATAGTCTTTGGAGGATAAAAATGGCAGCGCCTAATATAGTAAACGTCTCAGCAATTTACGGTAAAACCGCAGTCCTGGCAGTCACTACCTCGGCCACGGCGATTGTCACTAACTCAGCTGCAAGTGGAAAAGTCTTAAAGATCAACTCACTTTATGTGGCTAACGTGGATGGCACAAGTAATGCCGAGATCACAATTGATATCTATCGCAGCAGCACGGCATACCGCTTAGCCAGTACGGTTGTGGTTCCAGCAGACGCTGTTCTGGATGTGTTAAGCAGCTCAATTTACCTTGAAGAAGGGGATGCCCTGCGCCTAACGGCAAATGCTAATAGTGATCTTGAGGCAGTTTGCTCATACGAAGAGATTAACTAATGGCTGACTTTCCCTCCACCAGTTCAGCTTATGGAGTTTGGAACCTGACCGATCAACGAGATGCGGTCATGGGAGGAAATTGGCCTTCTTTATACAACGGCCCTACCACGGTTGAGTACCTTGTTGTTGCTGGTGGCGGTGGTGGTGGCTCCGGTGGGGCGGGTAATGGTGGTGGCGGTGCCGGGGGCTATAGAACAGCCTCAGGATTATCAGTTACAGGTGGTAATACATATACTGTAACTGTTGGTGCCGGTGGCGCTGGAGGAACATCAAATACTGCTGGTTCTAATGGGAATAATTCGGTTTATGGGGCTATAACTTCTACCGGTGGTGGTGGGGGGCAACGAGAAACTAGTTCGCAAGCAAATTCTGGTGGTTCTGGTGGTGGTAACTCTTATTTAGGCACTGGTACTGGAGGTCTTGGTAATGCCGGTAGTTACAGCCCGTCAGAAGGCAATAACGGTGGATCTGGCCCTGGCGTAGTTTCTCCTTATGGTGGAGGCGGTGGTGGCGGCGCTGGTGGTGTTGGGGCCAACTCATCAAGTGGCGGCGCTGGAGGTAATGGCGGAGCTGGTTCTAGCAGTTCAATTTCTGGTTCATCTGTTACCTATGCTGGTGGCGGTGGTGGTAGCTCTCGCAGTGGTGGCGGCACAGGACAGGCTGGAGGAGGCAATGGCGCTGGAAATTCTGGCACTAGTGGTACTTCGGCAACAGCAAACTCTGGCTCTGGTGGTGGAGCAGGTTGTGGTGGCGGGGACAACAGCGGGGGTAATGGCGGATCAGGAATTGTAATTATTCGTTACTCTGACACTTATGGGTTAGCTAGTGCTACAACCGGTTCTCCAACCATTACAACATCTGGCGGGTATCGTATTTACACTTGGACTAGCTCTGGATCAATCACGTTTTAATCATGGCTCAATTCCCCTCAACAACTAGTGCAAGCGGTATCTGGACTTTGGTAAAGCAAAAGCGTGCCGAGCAAGGTGACAACTGGCCGACAGTAGTTACAGCTCCTCCATCAGTTGAGTATCTTGTCGTTGCTGGAGGAGGCCCCGGAGGTAACCACACTGCTGGGGGTGGCGGAGCAGGTGGATATAGAACGGCTTCTGGATATTCGGTTACAGGGGGTGTTGCTTATACAGTAACTGTTGGTGCAGGTGGTGCAGCCCCTGCAAATGCTGGATTTAGTACCGTTGGAACACAAGGTGGTAACTCAGTTTTTGACACCATAACATCTACTGGAGGTGGGTATGGTGGCAGTTATACAAACGCAACTGGTGGAAATGGTGGGTCTGGTGGAGGCGCTGGATACACTAGTGCTAGTGGTGGAACTGCAACCTCAGGTCAAGGAAATAATGGTGGAACTACTGCCTTTGGAGGATCCCCGTATCCAGCAGGTGGGGGCGGTGGCGCTGGCGCAGTAGGGGGAAATGCTGGATCAAATACCGGTGGTAATGGTGGCGTAGGGCTTCAGTCATCTATTAGTGGTTCCGCTACTTACTATGCTGGTGGCGGTGGCGGGGGTGGATCTCATAGCGGCGGAACGGGGGGAACTGGGGGTAATGGCGGTGGAGGTAATGGTGCTATTGGTACTGAAGGAGGCACTGCAACTGCTGGGGGTACAAATACTGGAGGGGGCGGTGGCGGTACAGGTAAAGACAGTATTGGTAAAGCTGGTGGTTCTGGAATCGTAATTATCCGTTACGCAGATACCTACCCTTTAGCTACATCTACCACAGGTTCTCCAACTATTACTACATCTGGTGGATATCGAATTTATAGGTGGACCGGTTCTGGTTCAATTACGTTCTAATCATGGCTCAATTTCCTTCAACCACATCAGCGTCTGATATTTGGACATTAACGGATCAGTATCGAGCTGAGGCAGGAGATAACTGGCCTTCTGCGGCCTCACCTGCAACTCCGTCTATTGAGTATGTTGTAGTTGCTGGAGGCGGCGGCGGTGGCCTTTCAAATGGTGGTGGCGGTGGCGCAGGTGGATATCTAGCCGGTACAGGATTTTCAGTTACCGCAGGAGTAGCAATAACCATAACGGTCGGTGCCGGGGGGACTGCTACCAATACAAACACATCCAATAATGGTTCCGATTCTGTATTAAGCGGTTCGTCGACCATAACAGCATACAAAGGCGGTGCGGGTGGTTACGACGGAGGAACTCCTAGCGGTACATTTGGATCTGGTGGTGGCGGTGCTTTGTCAAGTTATAGTGGGTCTCAAGTTGGAGCTTCTGGTACATCGGGGCAGGGTAATAGTGGTGGTACCGCTGTAGGTAATGGAACATCGGTTTCAAGTGGTGGAGGTGGTGGAGCCAATGCCGCAGGACAGTCTTGGGTAAATGGTCAAAGTAACACCGCAAATGGTGGCGCTGGAAAGACTTGGTCAAATGGGGTTACCTATGCCGGAGGAGGTGGCGCTGGCGGTGATGATCGCATGGGGCTTACTCGTTCATCTGGTGGGGCGGGTGGTGGTGGGGCGGGTGGCCCAACTAGTGGAGGCGGAGCAGGAGTTGCGGGTACGGCTAATACTGGTGGTGGCGGTGGAGCGGGCTCTTATTCTAGCGGCTCCGGCAATGTTATTGGTGGTAATGGTGGATCTGGAATTGTAATTATTCGTTACGCAGACACATATCCAGTTGCTGCCTCTACAACAGGGTCTCCAAGTGTCTCAACGTCTGGTGGATATAGGTATTACACTTTTACCAGTTCTGGATCTATTACTTTTTAAGGAGTAAACATGGCGCATTTTGCAAAAATTGATGAAAACAACGTGGTCTTGGAGGTGATTGTTGTCCACAACAATGAACTGATTGACGAGACCGGGAATGAAAATGAGTCAAAAGGGGTGGCATTTTGCAAGTCCCTTTTTGGCTGGAACACCAACTGGGTTCAGACCAGTTATAACGGCAATATTCGTAAAAACTACGCCGGTATTGGGTATACGTATGACGCTAGTCGAGATGCTTTTATTGCTCCCCAGCCATTCTCAAGTTGGGTACTAAACGAGAATAATTGCATTTGGGAAGCTCCAACCCCTAAGCCCGATGACGGCAAGTTTTACCGGTGGGACGAGGCTACGACATCGTGGGTTGAAGTGGTTATCTAGAGACTATAAATGTTCGGTTTCGTACCATTTTCGGTCGGGGCGTTTGACGACTTTCAGTCTGGATCCTTAATCGTATCGGTTACAGGGGTTCAAGGCACCGGCGCGGTTGGTAACGTAACCACTGTTGTAAAAGCAAATGCCACTGGTGTTGAAGGTCTTGGAGAGATCAACGGTGTATTCACCAACGCCAATGAAGTTATAGTCCCTGATACTGAGCCACTTGTTGGTACAGGTACCGTTGGCACGGTGGCTCTTTTTGTCTCATATGGAGTGTCAGGTACTGAAGGCACGGGCGCGATTGGAACGACAACCCCAGAAGTAACCCATATTGATGGTGGCGCAGAGGGTGTTGGCCAGATCGGTACGGTAGCTACTGTAACCGGGAAAACCGTTCCAGTTACGGGCGTTGAAGGCACCGGCGACGTTGGCACAACAAATAACATTTGGAGCAGTGCATTTACTCCGACCGGCGTTCAGGGTCTTGGAGAATCAAACAGCGTTATAACAAACACCAGCGACTCAATTGTTCCTGATACCGAGCCGCTTGTTGGCACTGGTGCGGTCGGCACCGTAACTGTTCATGTAAGTGACACGATCTTAGTTACTGGTGTTTCTGCCTCTGGAGAGGCTGGGGCAGTAATCCCATTAGCGCGTTTTGCAGTAACGGGAGTTGAAGCTACCGGGGCAGCAAATGACGTTACGTTCCAGATTGACAGTAATTTGTCTGTTGTTGGCGTACAGGGTGAAGGTGCGGTACGCAATGTAACAGCTTCAATCAGCGATCAAATTACAGTTACTGGTGTGGAGGGGACAGGAGCAGTAGGTACTGTTACACCCCTTGCAATTGCAAATCCAAATGGAACAATTGGAACAGGAACTATTGGAACTGTAGTTTTTGAAACGGATGACTCGGTTGTTGTGACTGGTGTTCAAGGAGCAGGCGCGGTAGGAACCGTAATATTTGCAGGGTGGACCATTGTAAATGATGATCAAACACCTAACTGGATTGAAGTAAACGACGCTCAAACGTCTAATTGGATAGAAATTGACACTGCAGCTTAAGGATTAATTATGGCAACTAATTACACATCATTACTTGGCTTTGCTCTTCCTACCACCGGGGAACTCTCAGGAACCTGGGGAACGGTTGTTAATGACAGCATTACAGAGCTGGTCGAGGACTCAATTGCTGCAACGGCCACCACATCGGTTGGTGCCGGTGATTGGACGCTATCTACGACCGGATCTGGAGCCGCGAACGAGGCACGGTGTGCAATCTTGCGCCCGACCGGATCTCCGGGGGTGACTAGAAACATTATCGCTCCTGCGCAATCAAAAGCTTACGTAGTAATTAACCAATCTAATGCTTCTGTAGTGGTCAAAGCTTCTGCCACAACAGGCGTCACAATTACTGCTGGGTCCAAGGCTGTTGTTGCGTGGAACGGATCTGATTTTGTAAACATTACCGAGACTTCGGGCGTAACTTCAGTAAGCGGAACTGGAACGGTGAATGGTTTGACCCTTACCGGAACCGTCACTACCACAGGCAGTTTGACACTTGGCGGCACTCTGGCCAACGTAAACCTGGCCTCCGCAGTTACTGGTACATTGCCGGTAGCTAATGGCGGAACTGGAATCACAGCGTTTGGAACCGGTGTGGCGACTGCGTTGGGACAAAACGTGTCTGGATCGGGCAGTTTAGCTCTTACAAATTCGCCCTCTTTTAGTACTCCAAACATTGGAACCCCGTCAGCCGGAACTCTGAGCAACTGTACGGTTGACGGAACTGATTCGGTTGGATTTAGAAATACCCCAATTAACTCCCAATCAACAAGCTACACGCTTGTTTTGGCAGATGCCGGTAAAACCATATACCACCCCGCTTCAGATGCTAATCCGCGCACATTTACGATCCCGTCCAACGGTAGTGTTAATTACGCCATAGGAACGGTCGTGTCGTTTGTGAACCTGTCATCCAGCAACGTAACGATAGCGATTACATCAGACGCCATGTACTTGGCGGGCCCAGGGACAACCGGGTCGCGCACTCTCGCTGCTTACGGTATGGCATCGGCAATGAAGGTTGCATCAACCACGTGGATCATTTCTGGGAATAACCTGACATGACCGGAATCCTAAATAACCTTTTTGCTGCATACGGCAGTGGGCTTGTCCCTCCTCCGTCTGTCCAGTATCTAGTTGTTGCTGGTGGCGGTGGCGCGGGTAGTGATGGCGGAGGTGGAGGCGGTGCTGGTGGTTTTAGAACCGCATCAGGCTTTTCAGTGTCTTCCGGCGTGGCGCTCACCGTTACTGTGGGGGCGGGCGGAGCTAGAGGCGGAAGTAGTGGCAGAGGATCCACCGGAAACAACTCGGTATTTAGCTCCATCACATCAAATGGCGGCGGCGGAGCAACGGGCGGAAACGATGCCTATGATGGGCTGCAGTCATATTCTGGTGGCTCTGGTGGTGGAGGAGGATTTGGAAATTTAACCCCAAACGGATCAGAAGATGGTGGTGCCGGAACAGCTGGGCAAGGAAATAAAGGCGGAAATGGAGCACCATACAACGGTGGATATAAAGCATCTGGTGGTGGCGGCGGAGCAAGCGCTGCCGGTCAGGATGGATACATTGATTCATCACCCAGATATGCCGGTGCAGGTGGCGCCGGAACGCAAGCATTCAACGGCACGTATTACGCTGGTGGAGGCGGGGGTGGTAGCGTAAATGCTGCCAACGGTGGCGCTGGTGGTAACGGTGGCGGTGGCACAGGCAGTGACGTTACTGCAGGAACTGCAGGAACTGCAAACACAGGAGGCGGAGGTGGCGGGGGCACTACAAACGAGTTTGGGGGCAACGGCGGATCAGGCATTGTGATTGTCCGTTACGCTGATACTTACGCTGCGGCTACGTCTACGACAGGGTCGCCAACCATAACGGTGTCTGGCGGGTATCGAACCTATACTTGGACAGCAAGCGGTTCAATAACATTTTAGGGGGTAAAAGATGGCTGAAAAATGGATACAAAAAGCAATCAAAAAACCAGGCACTTTACGAAGTTCGCTTGGTGCAAAAAAAGGAAAGACGATTCCTGTAAAAAAGCTAGAAGCCGCAGCAAAGAAACCGGGGAAGTTGGGACAACGCGCACGGTTAGCGCAAACCCTCCAGAAACTCGGAAAGTAGCGCCAGAGTTCGGGGCGTGGTTCTTGGCTGCGGCTGTTTTAGCCGCTGTGCTCATCATGGTGACATGATGGGCTTTTGGGCATTTACTTTTATGGGCGTTTTGTTAGGCTTGCTTGCTATATCTCTATTTAAATGGAGCTGGTAAATGTCTCAACTGCCCGATCCAACCGACCCGTCAAAGGTCGTACAGACTGCGCTCGGTGGTATCAGAGAGGCACTAAAGGCTGGGAAGGAAATCAAGGAAACAGCCAAAGAAGTCAATGCCTTTTTGGACGAGGAGGCGCGCGCCCGCGTGGCCTGGCGCCGTCGTCAACATGAAGTCCAGCGGCGTGGGGACATGATGTATATCGACGCCATCAACGAGTACAGGATTCTGGCCGACATCAAGGCTCAGAAGGACAAAGCGTTTAAACAGATAGAGAAAGAGTTTGGGCGTAGGGCAATACAGGAAGTCAACGATCTAGAGGCGAGACTGCGACGGGAACGCAAAGAGTTACAAAAAGAATATGACTCAGATCGTAAGGCGAGTAGGAATGAGTGGCTGATAATTATTTTGATCTCAGCTTTGATTTACGGAATTCTTAAAGCGACAAAGGTGTGGTGATGTTTGCAGACAAAGACCTAAAGAAAGCCAAGATTGACATAGCCGCAGAGTTAAATCGACTTGAGGCTAATCAGACCGCCAAAGAGGTTGCCGGTAAGTCTATCGGCAGATATGGCCTTTTTTATATCACCATCATTGTGATCATCGGGGTTGGCGCAAGCCTTTACCTTGAAGAGTCCAAGATGGCTGCGGTCATGGGACTCTTAGGTGCATCCCTTACGGCGCTGATTTCTATGATGAACGGGATCGCCGGGGCAACGCCTAAGCAGGATAAGCCGGAGTTTGACATCATGAAGCAGCTCATTGATCGGCTAGACAGGATGGCTGACCGAGACCCAATGACGGTTGATGTGGACGGGGAAAAGATTACTGTCCGCAAGGGCGATAACGAAGTTAAAACAGCGAGGAAAGCATGATTACTTTACTTTCAACCCTGATTTCTTTCCTGATGGGCGGTTTGCCCAAGATCTTGGACTTCTTCCAAGATAAGTCGGACAAGAACCATGAGCTGGCATTAGCTAATATGCAGACCGAGCGGGAGTTAAAGATGCTGGCCGCCGGCTATGCGGCACAGGCTAAAATAGAAGAAATAAGGACAGATCAAATTGCCATGCAAACGGCTGTCCAGGAACGCCAGGCCTTGTACGCACATGATATAGAGATAGGCAAGGGCGCCTCCCAGTGGGTGATTAACATGAGGGCTAGTGTGCGGCCGGTCATTACCTACGGCATGTTCTCCATGCTCTTGTTTGTTAACATCTTTGGGTTTTTCTACGCCTGGAAGACGGGCGTACCGTTTGACCAGGCCATGCAAATCTTGTGGGATGAGGACTCAGCCATTATTTTCTCATCCGTGATTGCGTTTTGGTTTGGAAGCCAGTCGTTTAAAAAATGAAAACTTCTGACAACGGCATTCATGTAATGCACCAATTTGAGGGCTATCGTGACCGCCCTTATTTGTGCCCTGCATCAATTTGGACCGTGGGCTGGGGTGAGGTTCTACACCAGGAACAGATCCGCCTGCCTGTAGTACGCAAAGAAGGCTACACCGGAATGATAAGGAAGGAGTTTCCCCTTGCACCAGAACACAATCGGGTATGGTCAAAGCCAGAGCTGGAGGAACGCTTCAAGAATCTCCTCGGCAGTTTTGAGCGTGGTGTTCTTCGACTTGCCCCTAATTTATCTGGGCGTCAAGGCCTTTTTGACGCTTGTGTCGCTCTTAGCTACAACATAGGGGTAGGTGGGTTCCAGAGGTCTACCCTACGCCAGCGTATTTTGCGGGACGAGCCATTGGAAAGTATTGCTGATGGCTTTATGATGTACATAAACCCCGGTAGTGCTTTTACTAAGGGATTGATACGCCGCCGTAAGGCCGAAATTGCCCTATTTATGAGCTAATTATGAGAGTTAAAAAAGACGCCATTGGGCAGGAAATGAAGAAGGCCTACGCCGAAGGGGGCGGGGTAAATGCATGCCCGGTGGCCACGCTTGATATTCACGTAAACCTTAAAAACCGCAATCATGCGATTGAGGATTACGGCTATGGACCGCTAAACCCAAACGAGCCATCAAAGGACTTTTGGGACAAAAAAGCAAAGATGTGGATGATTTCTGTTGACGAAGCTAAAACAGCCCGTTGCGGAAACTGTGCCGCGTTTATTAAAACACCAGAAATGTTGCAGTGCATCGCAAAAGGCATGGAAGCCGGCGATGAGCCACACATGGACTCTTCGATGGACGTCATAAAAGCCTCTAATTTAGGCTATTGCGAACTATTTCATTTCAAATGCGCAGGAGATCGTACCTGTGACGCATGGCTTGTTGGGGGCCCGATAACATAATGGCTTACTTTAGACTCGCTTTTAATCCTGGAATTGACAAGCAAAACACCGAATACGGTGCTGAGGGCGGTTGGATCGACGGGGACTACATTCGATTTCGGTATGGCCTGCCTGAGAAGATGGGCGGCTGGACTCAGATTACTGAAAGCCAAGTCTATTTGGTAGGGCAGGCCAGTGACATTTTTACTTGGAATAGCCTTACCGGTTCCCCATACATTATTCTAGGGACAACCAAAAAGTTGTACGTATTTAGCGGGGGTGCTTGGACGGACATCACCCCCATACGTACTACAACTACGGCCGGGGAAGTGACGTTTGCTGCCACTAATGGATCGACCAGTGTTACGGTTACTGATAACGGACATGGGGCAATCACGGGCGATTTTGTCACGTTCTCTGGTGCTTCTTCCTTGGGTGGCAACGTAACTGCGGGCATCCTCAACAGTGAGTACGAAATCACTGAAGTTCTATCTGCCAATACTTATCGCATAACAGTTCCTACTGCAGCTAACGCGTCTGATTCAGGTAATGGTGGCGCTTCCGTTGTAGGTCAGTATCAAATAAACGTGGGATCTGACAACGCTTATTTTGACTACGGCTGGGGTATCGGTACCTGGGGATTCTTTACTTGGGGAACACCACGTCCTTCCTCTACTGGCGTGCAACTGTACCCTCGCGTCTGGCAGTTTGATAAGTTTGGTGAAGACGTCATATGCCAGGCGGTTGACGGTGGCGTGTATCTATTTGACACCAGTGCAGGGGTTGGAACGCGTGCTACAGCTATTGCTGGAGCACCAACAAAGAGCACATATGCTTTGGTTTCTACTCCGGACAGGCACCTTGTTTGTTTTGGCACGGAAACCACTGTGGGGTCTCCTACCACACAGGATCCGATGTTCGTACGATTTTCAAATCAAGAGGACATCAATACATTTACAGAGACTGCGACAAACACCGCTGGTGGTCAACGCCTCAGTGATGGAAGCAGGATTGTATCCGCTGTTCGTTCTCGTGGTCAGATCCTGATTTTTACAGACACCTCTTTGCATGGCATGCAGTATGTTGGCCCTCCTTACACCTTTGGCTTTACGCAGCTTGGAGCAAACTGTGGCTGTCTTGGTCCACATGCCGCGGTTGACGTAAACGGATTGGCGTTTTGGATGGGCACAGAGGCCTTTTACCTCTTTGACGGTACCGTCAAGAAAATGCCTTGTACAGTTCAGGACTATGTGTTTAAAGACATTAATCTTGTGCAGGGGTTCAAAGTTTACGCAGGGGTCAACTCCCAATTTAACGAAGTGACGTGGTGGTATTGCTCCTTTACTTCGGACTATGTTGACCGCTTTGTAACGTATAACTACCTTGAAAACTGCTGGTCAGTAGGGTCTATGGCTCGTATGGCTTGGGTGGACATTGGAACATATGACAGGCCTCTTGCCAGTGAGTTTCTGTTCGCAAGTACAGAAAGCACTATTTCTACTATCTACGGCTTGAGTGCTGGAAGATCTGTTGTATATAACCAGGAGGACGGGACAAATGCAAATGGTTCTCCTATTTTTGCGTATATCAAGTCCGGTTATTTTGATATTGGTGACGGCGATAACATGCTTTACATGCGTCGCTTTATACCTGATTTTAAGAATCAGGTTGGTAATCTTACGGTTCGCTTACTACTTAGGCCTTATCCCCAGGCCTCTGCATCTCCCAGTTCGCTCGACCCGTATATCATTACGCCGACTACGCAAAAGGTTGATACACGGGCAAGGGGACGACAGATAAGCCTATCAATTGAAAGTGATGCAACAGACACTAATTGGCGCTTTGGAACAATGCGTGTTGATATTCAGCCGGACGGATTGCGATGAGCAAAATTACCAATGTTCGCCTACCGGATACCTCATCTACCACTGATTATGACCCACAAAAGTTTAACCAGCTTGTGCGCTCGCTGGAGCAGATTGTGCTGCAGCTTAATAGTACCTACACGCCCGTCATTACAGAGAACACCTCTGCAGCGTTATCTTGGTTCGAGGCAAACGGAGGGCAGTGTGAAATGAACTCAGGCTCAACAGTTCCGATATCGATAGGCGGCACCAACGTAGATGCTTTTGGCAGACTGCGTGTTAGCGCGCCCTACAGCCTATTTGACAGCCAAAGCCGCTACGCTGCTGACAATCAATTTAGCACCTCTACATCTGGTACTGGGACATCGACATTTAACACCAATCAGTCCAGCGTCAGTCTGGCTGTGACGGGTGGCGGCGTTGGCTCTGTGGTGCGTCAGTCCTTTCGCAATATGCTGTATCAGCCGGGCAAGGGGCTGCTGGTTCTGGCGACGTTTCAGATGGACAACAGCACATCTGCCAACCTTAATCAAAGTGTTGGGTATTTCAATACGCAGAACGGAGTGTTCTTCCGTCGCACTGGCGGGGTCAATGCCTTTGTCATGCGTTCAAACACTTCTGGCACTCCAAGCGATGCTCGTTTTGCCAATCAAGCGGACTGGAACGGCGACAAACTGGATGGCACTGGCACATCTGGCTATACGCTAGACCTTGATCACCCACAGATTCTGTGGATGGACTTTGAATGGCTTGGCGTT